CAGAACCGGGCATTAACAAGAGCCTCTGGTCGGAGAATCTTGCGCCCATACAAATGCATACCACGAACAATATCAGCAAAGCTGTCAGGGTCACGATATGTCTCAGTCTTGTTGATTTGCTCTGCAGTAGCAACGGCAGATGAATGTCCACCAACAATCACACCAAAGTTGGAACTGTTTGTGCCACCTGTGGTAGCAGAACCTGTTCCTATTTCTGGTAGGTTATTAGAAACATACACTTGGAAGCCATGCAGATTATTAACAACAAGTCCGTTACGGAGTCCACCAGTTTCACCGTAGTCTTGGTTGAGAAGTTTTGAATCTTCATCTTTCAAGATTTCCAAGAAGACTGGGTTTACAACAAGCCAACGGCCTTGTGTATCAACATTTTGCTGGTCTAGCTTGCGAGCCATACGAGCAATAATCATGGTTGGGTTAGCGTTGCCTGAACCCGGTACTGCAGAAGCACCCGGCAAGCGTGGCTGAATACCAATACCATTGTTAGCTGAACCACCAAAGTCATTAGCGTCAACCTGCATTTCAGTCAGAAGTTCGTTAGAACCTGCTGTTGAAATAGCCTTTGAGCCGTTGACAGTTGTGTTAGCTGTATCAGCAACGCCGTGAAGCGCAGACTGCTTAAAGCCACACATGTAACCAAGAACGTCTTGGTCAAACTGGTCAGCCAAACGATACGCAGCACGATCACTTGCCAGTTGCTGGAAGTTCACGTGGCTATGCGCCTCTTCAATGTCATCAACCTTGAAAGCAAAGTAGTTAGCTTTGTCAATCGTGAGGTTGAAGTCCTCGTCATCAAGGTCTTGCGGCGTGATAGTAGTACCACGTGCATATGCCTTGACTGTAATTTCGGGTTCCTTGATAATCTTAACGGAATCCCCCATTTGCGCGATCTCACCAAAGTAGTCATTGTTTGAGATAGCTTCAGCAACAGCACTCTTGCGGAAAGCAAGCTGCACCTGTTTGCTGTAAATTATCGGGGAGAAATTACCGTTGGGAAGATTACCGTATCCCGATGCGGTCGAAAATGCCATTTTAAATTCTCCTAGTTAGCATTTTTACAGATGCAAACTAAACAAACTAATCAGAGGCTGATTTACTTGGGTGTGACTGTACGGGTCAGGCCAAACTCTTCAGGTAATCCGTAAGACTTGCATTGTTTGCTGATAGTGTGTAACTATGGTGCGCAATATAGTTACACTATTCTGACTATAGTTATACTTATATATATCTATTTGTCAACACTTTTTTCCTTCGGCACTTCAATAAAATTCATATTCATGCTGAAAGACCTACGCTCACCTTTTGTTTTAAAAGGATATACGCAGTGAAACAATTGAGATGGAAAGACATAAAAGTCCCCAACTTGTGGTTTAATTATAAAGTTAGTGCATGTGTAACCTGAAGGTGTACCGCTTGCAAACTGTATATGACCGTTAGCTGGATGATGATCTTTGTAATCTTCTTCCCACTCTTCTTCTATTCCTTCAGGTAGTTTTAAATATCCTACACAAGACAGTCTAGCACCTGTGTGAATATGTAATGGATTGTACTCATTTTCAAACTGACGCACAAACCAACCTGAAACTATTTGCAGTGCATAATTATTATTATCCACATCAAGAGTTTTTGCACCCATAGAGTTTCTATACTCTGTGTAGTTTTGATACTTGCCTACAAATTGTCCTAAACTTTTCTGAGCAATTAACTTTATATCATCATCAAAAGCTAACTCTTCTGAAACTTTGCCAACCAGTTGATCTGAATAATCATCTAGTCTTGTAGACATTTTATCATTTAGTTCATCTACTACATCATTCGGCATACGATAGTATCCCATCGTTGGCCCAAAAGGTGCAAATAACTGCATCTCTTTTTCAGGAGTAAATATTATACTCATCGTGCTGACCCTGAAACATCATAGATAAACTTGCCGCTACGGATAGCTTCCATGATTTCATCAGACATTTTTTCATATTCTTGTGGAGACATCCGTTGAACTTCTGATTCCTTTAGGAACGTAGAAGATTCATCTTGTTGTGGCTTGCTACGAGAGTTCTTAGTAGATACAGATTTTGCTGCATCTTTATCTGATCGTGGCTTTTGTTTTGTTATGCCCATATCAGCTTTGTATAAGTCAATGGCTCTAGCTGCTGAACGTGCATCATTGTCATTGTCATACAGTGCATCTTGTACCCACTTAGGCTGTTCGTCTGCCCAGTTGTGGAAGTCGTCACTCTCACGTATCTCATCAAAGTCAGGATGTATACGCATTAATTCTACTTCAGCTTTTTCTTTAGTTGCACTGGTCTGCAACTCATCAATTGCTTTCATTCTTTCTTCAAGGGCAGTAGATTGCTCACGTGCCTTTTTCATAGCAATTGTTTCAACTATAGCTGCTACATCTGGATAGTCCGCTGCCCATTGTTCAATGTCTTCATCAGACTTAGGCAAACGCATTTCTTTATTAGTAGCATCTGTTAACTGTTTTTTAAGAGCATCTATTTCTTTTTTGAAATCATCTGCTTGTTTTTGTTGATGCCTACGTAAATCAGAATATCGTTTCTTAAATGTTTTTTCTTCTGCACTAGTAGGTTCAGCTTCTTCTGGTTCAGCAGTTTCTTGCTCTGCCTCTCCACGTTGCTCCTTCATTAGCTGTTCTAGTTCTTCTTCTTCTAATTTACGTTTCTCTTCATTTGTGTATTTACGATTTGCAAATGCAACTTTCTTTTGCGGCTTCATTTCTTCAGCCATAATTGTGGCTTGTTCTGCCATTTTACTTCTCCTTGTTGGGGCCACTGTAGCCACACTGTCGGGTGTGGGGAGTGAGTAGCCAACTGATTATGGATTATTTTTTAGAAGCTAATCCACTCCGCTTCATTTGTGTAGCTAGACCGCCTTTATTCAGATAATCGTCATAGCCACCATAACTTCCACTAGAACCAGAAAAACCACCTGCATCGCTGCTAGGATCATAGCCACCATCATCGCCACCTCCACCAAAATCATCATCAGTTTCAGCGGTGTATCTAGTATCAGCTACAGCACTTGTATCTCTTGCAGGAGATACAGACTTTGCTAATTCTGCTGCTTCATCGCGTGTTGGCTGCGTAGGTTGTCCTTCGCCAAAACCTGCACCAGAATCACTAACAAAATCATCTCTGTATTTTTGTCTAGTTTCTTCAAGGAATCTATTGCCTTGACCCTGCAATACTTTAGCTTGATTAATTCTGCTATTTAATCTGTCTTTTGTGCGTTTACCCTTATCTGATAATACGGGTACTTCTACTTTTTTACCTGCCTTTGCACTAGCATTATAATCAGTAGATTTAATAGCATTTCCTCTACTATCAGTTATTACATTACTTCTAAAACTAGCATCTGCTGCCTGTCCGGGTTTTGATGTTCGTGGAGTCTGCCTAGTAAAACCTTTCTTTAAATCATCTACTGCGGCTCTTTCAACTTTAGCCATTTCAGAAACAAATTCAGCATCTGATAGTTTCTTTAATCCATTATTTTCTTCAAAAGAAGATTTTATTGTATTGTAACTATTTCTTTGCATTTGTTTTGCGGCAGGTGTATTTAAAACTTTTTCGTATGCAGCTTTAGGGTCTTTACCTTTTAATGTTGCTGCATGTGCTGCAGCCATAGCAGTTCCAACTAGTGTTGCTTGTTCATTATTAAATAGCTGTCCTCTATTAGTAAGACCTAAAGAGTTTAATGCAGCTTTCATTCCATTATAACCTTCTTGCTGAATATCACCAATTTTAAAATCCATAACACCCAGCCCTTGCAGTACTGCAGTTGCAACTCCAAGCGGGGCGAAACTTCCTAATTCATATCCTGCTTGTGCCAATGTTGCACTACGTAACGCAGGATTACTAAAACCGTAGTTTTCACTACCTCCTAAAGCGGTACTTTTTCCTGCGGCACTTTCAAAAATGTCTCCCACAAGGTACGAACCGGGAGTAGAGCTAAGACCTTCCATAGCTTCAGCATCTATCCGATCACCTAAACCACCGTCTATACCAAATAAATTTCCTATAGAATCGGTTAAATTATTAAAGGCTCTTTTTGCTTCTGCTCCTAACTTACCTAAGTTACTAAAGTCTAGTTCACCTTTAGTTGTATCGGTAGTACCAAAAATAGATGGGTTATAGCCGCTTTCGTCACTATCTCCTGTATCGGCACTTTGTTGTCTTGCAATTGCCGAAGGGTCGGGCGTTGTGCCAGCATTAGGATCAGGTGTAGTAGTTTGTTGTTGCCCTGCTCCACCCGGTTGACCAACCATCTCATAGAAAGTAGGTAGTTTAGTTTGTCCAGTTGCAGGATCAGTTGGTGGTAAATTTATAGGGGGAGCCACAAATCCTTGTGGGTACTGTGGAAAAAAACCTTGACCAGTTTGCGAAAGAACTGGGAAAATACCTTGAGAAGCAGCTTGCATAGGTGCTGCTGCCTGTCCTATAGCACCCGATGCTGTCCCACTTATAGGTACTCCACCTATAGTGCCAGAACCAGATACAGTACCAGTAGTAGGAATTGTAGGCAGATTATAAGGATTTGGATTTGGATTTGTTCCAAATATACCCGGTGGTGCGGGTACTATACCACCACCTACAGGTGCAGCACCACTCACTGGAAAACCAGTAGTAATTTGCCCAGAAAATAAATTAGAACCGGGCATAACACCGCCATTAGCCATATTAACTAATCCACCCTGTGCCATTTCTAACCCATCATCTTCCATGTCAAGGTCATCAATGGTAAAGGGAACATCATCTGGCATAATAGCCTCTTCACTATTACCCATCTGACCCATATCTTCCATACGTTGTAGGCCAGCTTTGGCTTGTTGCCGTATCTTCATTAATTTTTCTAAGCCGATAAAACGAACTACATCTGCAGGGAATACAAATTCACCCTCACTTAATTGTGCAGGTATATCATCCCTCACTTCTTCTTGTGTAGAACCGGGTGGTACATCATTACCAGATACAGGGTCTACAGTACCACCCTCATCCATAAGACCACCTTCATCAAACCCACGTTCTACAGGTTCAAACATTTCCATTTGTTCTGACATTTTGTACATGGTATCACCCTTCAGCGTTAGCTACGTCCTCACGTAATCTTTTAATCTTACGTAGTACATCTATAGCACCTTGTGCTTTGTGTACTATTATCATATTATCCGATTGTTCTAGCACCTTATGGTGCTGATCTATTATACTATCTAAATACTTACTGAAGTGGTCCCATTGGCGGTTGTTGCCCACCAGCGGCTTCAGCTTGCTGAGTATTTCCTTGTTGTTGTTCATTTCCACTAAATCCCTGTTCACCCGGTACAGGAGCCTGACCCGTACCTATATTGCCGCCACCTGCACCTGTTGGGTCCATAGCATCAGCACCCGGCGGTGGTGTCATACCACCTTGCTCTGGTCCTGCTGGCTGTTGAAACCCTTTCATAATTTCTGCTTGCAGTGCAGCTTCATCCATATTGTTGGTTACTTTGTCGGGGTCTAAGTCCATAGACTTTGCAATCTCACGGATTACATACTGGAACTTAGCAAAGGGTGCGAGTGCAGGATTACTTGCAATCTGCAAGAACTGCATTA